TTTTATTGGATTCATTTATCACTCCCGTTCACAGGGTTAATAAGCCCCGGCTTTCATATACGGAGGGTTCATTCCCATTGCTATGTGAAATAGCCCGGCTCAGTGCCATAATTAAGGCCACTACGCCATCAATACGGCCGGTGGCCTTTTGTTTGTTTGGTTTAACGTTGTCATTAGCATCCCAATACAGCTGGAGATTATCCGCATTCCATCTAAGAACCGGGTTGCCACCGTGCTGTAACTTCCCATTCAGGACAACTCTTAGTAGCTCTTTGGTTGGCGGTGACATGTTCTGAACCGACTGCTTGAACTCAATTAGCGGATATCCTTCATCTGATAATTCTGTAACCAGATGCATGGCGTTCCACGGGTCAAAGGCTATTTCACGTATTCGGTATTTCAGCGCCAATTCGCTAAGTGTCACCTTGACCGCGCTATAATCCACTACATTGCCAGGCGTTGGCCGAACCAGCTTTTGAGCAGCCCAAATCGGATATGGTATCCGGTCACGGCGAGCAGCCATTTCAAGGTTGTCTAAAGGCAACCAAAAGAATGGGATTGTTCGGTAATAACCATCTTCTAACGGGAACACCAGATTGAGAGATGTAAGGTCGGTGGTAGATGATAAGTCTAGGGCGGCATAACATTCCTGCCCTTCCATCTCAGCACACCATTGTTCGTATTTATCCAGTTCAAATTTAGACGGCCCGCATTTATCCCAGTTCTCCATCGGCATACCTTTTACAAAACAGCTAACCCACATATTGAGACGTAGTTGTTTGAATACGTTTTCCTCGGCTGGATTGCCCTTAGCAGATTGATATGCCTCGCGCATCTCCTCAATTGACAACACTTCACCAAGGGAAGGATTGACCTCATACCAGTTGTTTTCGTCTTCCCAATTCCACCCTTTGGTATCCTCAGGCGGGCCATATATGACCGGGTAGAAAGTGGGTTCTTCCCGCTTGCCATCCAAAATATCGCGTGCCTTATCGTGATACTCACGGCATATGCTCTCCCTGTCTACGCCGGCTGTAGTTATCATAAAAAAGAGCGGCTGCTCGCGGGCTGCACCTGCACCTTTAGTAAGCACATCTACAAGGTCTCTATCCGGCTGTGCATGTAATTCATCAAGCACCAAACCTGATGTGTTGAAGCCATGCTTGGCTTTAACCTCTTTGCTGAGTACCCGATAGAACGAGTTGGTGCTGGAAACTACGATACGTTTGACACTGTCTAATATATTGCTGCGTTTAAGAAGGGCAGGGGACATACGAACCATATCAGCCGCTACATCAAATACGATGCGTGCTTGGTCGCGGTCTACTGCCGCTCCGTATACTTCAGCTCCATGTTCACCATCTGCAAATAGCAGGTATAAGGCGACCGCGGCAGCCAGTTCTGACTTGCCGTTTTTCTTGGGTATCTCAACGTATACGTTCTTATATAGTCGGGTGCCATTAGCCTTGCGCCATCCGAAGACTTCTTCAACAATCTTGCGCTGCCAAGGAAAGAGTACGAATGACTGTCCGGCCCATTTACCCTTTGTATGTTTTAGCGCCTGAATAAATCTTACTGCGTGATCAGCATGCTCTTGGCTAAAGAAAACGCCCTTGGGAGAACCCTTGGGCGGTTTAGTCTTATTAATGAACCAGCGGTCTTTGTTGACCATGAGTAATTACCTCAATTCGGTAAGACTTGCTTTGCTCGTGCGTTAGCCTCCTCTAATGCTTTTTCCATTTCGTCAACCGGCTCTTCTCTGACACCAGGTACACTCATGCGTGAACGTGAGGACGGAGTCAAACCAAATTCAGAACAGAATGCTTTAATTTGTGATAACGCATCTTTTGCAATTCTGACCTCAGGCTTTACAGCACGCTTGATTGCAAATGTTTTAAAGTCCTCATATTGGTATATAAATCCTTTGCTGATTTCCTCTTCAGCCTTACGCCAACGGCTATAAACCGCGCAGTAACCAGTCAATGCAACCCGGTCAATCTGCGAAATAATTCCTAATTTTGTCAGCTCCGGGACAATGCGTTTCCATTCCCTTTTTGCTTCAGCATCCAACCATGACGGACAAGAAGGAGCAATTGAAGGTGTAGCAATTTCCTTTGCTTTACGTGCTTCAAGATTTAATCGTGAAGGATTTCCATTTAACTCATGGATTTCAGTTGGTTTCGGTTTTCTCCCTCTGGTTGTCATGGTCTCTTCACCTAAAAGTTTCTAATTTCCCGAAAATTCGCACGGAGGTTTTGCCTGCGGTTTCCATGCAAAAAGCCCCAAGGATTTTATCCCCCATCCCCCAGCGACTGGCGGGGAATTCTAAGACTTTTTCTTTTTCCCAAACCCGCCATTTTCCCTGATGGTCTTACGGCTATGGCATGCATGGCATAGGGAGCGCAGATTGTCGGGTGATAAATTAATAACGTTTCCGTCTATGTGGTCTATATCTGTGGCAGGGACTGTTAAGCCTATACCCCTGCATTCTTCACATAGGGGGTCTTGTTTTAATTTTGCGAGACGTACCCTTCGCCATCTGGAATCATACCCCCTGCTTGATGCGCTACCCCTCCCCCTGTCATATTCAGCTCTTTTGTCTTTTTCGTCTTGGGACATAGAAAGGTACTCATGCTTATGGCAGTATCTGCTTAAGGTGAGTTTTGAGCATCCGGGCTTTGCACATATGTGGGGGAGTTTATAGGGCATTACTGATTCTTTTCCTTTCATGGGGATAGACTGGAACGGCTAAGCCGATGCTATGAATACATGGGCGTCAATTCCATCAGCTACGCACCCTCGTGACTCTCTCGTAATCCGTTATTATCTGGCGGAGATTGTTAAGGGCAATGCCTCGGTTATCAGTTGGAACACCCAGCATGGCAATAGCAAGGGAGTTATTGGCAGCTGAATAACAGCGGGGGTCACATATCGCCTTCCATGCCTGACGAGCTTTGTTATTGGAGAGCATGTACTCTATTGCCCTGTTACGCATCATGCTCCTTTGCGGTTTAGCGACAGTTGGCACAATTTAATACTTAGCCTGCCTGCTAAAAATATTTTGAAATTTAGTGATTAAAGTATTGACAGATGATATCGCCAGTGATATTATATAAACGTAAGAGATAAGGAAACGGCAATGAGCTTAGAGAAACTGATAAACCAAATACTGGCTAATCCGAACAAAGTAACTGAGGCTGATTGTGATAAACTTCTTACCGCTTCTGGTTACGAACTAAGAAGGTCAGCAGGAAGCCACAAGGTGTACCATAAAGCAAACTCAATGCCAATCACGATAATAAGCCCTAAGTCATCAAAGTATGTAAGACCTGAATACGTAGAACGAATGACAAAGATGCTAAAGCTGAGGGAATAACCCTCAGCTTGGATAGGAGATAAGAAATGTCAAATGCAATTAAAATTAAACGTCAACCACTGGAATATTACCTTGGTCTGGAATATCCAATTAAACTTATTCCCTCAAAAGTGGGCGGGTATGTAGTTGAGATTGAGGAATTACCCGGTTGTCTCTCAGAGGGTGACACCTCAGAAGAAGCACTTGCCAATATTCAGGAAGCTCGTCAACTCTGGATTGAAACCGCTTATGAAGATGGGCAGGATATCCCGCTCCCTAGAACCATGAGCAAATATAACGGCAAATTTTTGCTACGTATGCCGGTAGAGCTACACGCCAAACTGGATAGGGAAGCGGAGCGGAATAAAGTCAGCCTGAATATGTACATGGTATCTAAACTGGCTGAGCGTAAGGTTTAATGTATGAAACCAGCATCAAAGAACTTGGACTACTACATGGAGTTGCCCTATACAGTTGTAATTGAGCCGGATGAAGATAATGACGGCGGTACGTACTATGTGTCCAGAATCTTGGAAATACCGGATTGTATGGGCGATGGAGATACTCCAGAAGAAGCCCTTGAAAGCTTGGCTATCCACAAAAAAATGTGGCTTGAAGATCAACTGGAACGTGGGTATAAAATTCCTGAACCACAGTAGAAGTTCAACGATTATACAAAACTTGTTGCTTAACTATTCCTCTTGGCGGATAATCTAGAAAACTCTAGCGGGAGGGTAACAAAATGCTGTGGTGGTGGATTGCCCTTTATATCCTGGCTATTGCTATTCCGTTAGTTCTAGCCTTAACAAAGCGTATTCATTTGTCACTTGCGACCATTCTTGCTGGTATCTTCTTGATTGCCTCTACGATTTTTATCGCTAATCGCAGTGGTGAGGTTTTTTGGAACTTTGTTCTTGAGCATGTTGTTATAATCGCCGTTGTATTGACAGCCGTAGTTTTTGTTTTATATTTGATTTCAAACTTAACGGAAGATGATGATGAGATGACCTTAGGTGAAGAAATGGAAGATGTTGGCGAACGTCTTAAGCATCTCGGTGACCGTCTTCGCGGTAATCATTAAATTGTTGTACGGCCTCTTACGAGCATAATCAGTACCTATTCTGCCACTAGTATCCAGATAAATTATTGCTTTATTGCCATTTATAGGCTATTCTTTGACATTGTTGCCAACATCAGGGGGGTATTTATGAGTCCGTCAGCTATTGGTGAATTTTTGGGGTTTGCTTTTGGTATTTTCGTTGTATTAATGATTATAATTGCTGTCAAAAAGCTCATAACCAACATCATCAAAGGCTATAAAGGGAAATAGAAAAAGAGAGGTTCTGTATGGATGGCTTAGTCATCACAGGATTGCTTTTTTCATTTACCGGGTCATTGTTGTTAATTATTTATGGTGTCGCTTTCAAAGGCGATGATATAGGAGCGTACACTGGGCGTTCATGGTGGAAATGGTTTAGCAATGGAGTTGGCCAACGTTTGGGCTTTATCTGCTTGACGTTAGGTTTTCTGCTTCAGTTAATTGGCCAGCTTGTTTCGGGTTAATATTTTCATTCATGAATGATGTGCCGGCATCTTTCGGCAGCCAGAGCGCAATACTTATCGACTAGCTCTATACCGATGCACTGCCGGCCGTGTTTCTTGGCCACAGCAGCCGTTGTACCGCCTCCGAGGAACGGGTCAAGTATAACATCTCCCGGTTTTGACTTGGGGATTAATAGCTTCTCTATAATTTCCGAGCTTTTCGGGGTGGGATGTTCACCGAATTTGGGTATTACTTTCCGGGCTGATATTACATTTCCCCGGCGGTGGTCATCTGATTTAATCCCTTTACCTTTGCAGAGCTGGAAGATAGTTTCGTACTGAAACCGCCAGTCCCAACCAAGTCCGGGATAAAGTTTGTCCCAGATAATCAGGTTTTTGACCAGGAGCTGGGGCTTAAGTTTTATGAATTCCAGCCAGACCTGGGCTATTAAAGGCTTTTGGCTGCCACCGGAGCAGAACCAGTAAATCTCGGCATCATCTTTTAACAAGCGTACCAGCTCCGGGATTACCTGGTGTATCAGCTGGGCTACGCTGTCAAAAGATTTATCGTTGGCTATTTTCTCCGCACCCTTACCCCGGCCGTGGAAATCTATGCCATAGGGTGGGTCAGTGATAACTAGGTTTATGCTTTGCGAGGGTAGTTGCTTAAGGATTTCAATACAGTCTCCCTGGAATATCTGGACAGAGTCGTCCTGATAGTATAGTGTCATTTTCCTCCAATCTATTTAGTTATTCTCAAGCTGGGGGCAAATTGGACACTACATCTCTCTCACTCTCGTCCAATAGAAAAAGCCGGTATCTCTACCGGCTTTTGGATATACGTCTCCGCGTGATGTCAATATATAACCAAAGCTAAATTCTGTCAAGTGATTAAAAAAAGTTCCGCATCTCAAACGTAAACTGCGGAACTTTTTGCCAATTTGATTATTGATACTTGACTATTTTGGCACTGCGTTGGACAATTTTCTAAGAAAAGCGGAGGGTTGATCATGAAATGGGTAAATAAGCATTTTATAGCGATTCTTGCAATAGCATTGCTACTAATATTTATTTTGCCTGAATGCGTTATAACCAGGATATCTGCAGCATCCACATTTGTTCTTGTTATTGTAACAGCTTATTATGTGCAACATTCGGGCAGGCAAGCTACTATGGCTGAACAAGCGAATCTGCTCGCTATAAAGCCAAAAGTTATTGTGACTGATCGAGTGTTGCCATCTAATTGGCCAGCAACAAGTAGGTACCCGTATCAAATTATGGTCCATTTAGAGAATCGCGGAAATGGTACAGCTAGATTGAACCGATTTAACTTAGTAAATGAAGAGGTATCCTATGATATTACATATAAACCTCTTTATTTGATACAAGGGCAAAGTAATCATGTTGTTTTCAATATCGTGCAAACAAAGGGCATTTTAAGCGACTTAAGGCAAGCTAAGGATATAAATTTAACGGTGTATTATACTGATGAGTTAAATAATCCATACAAAAGCGAAGCGATTATTGGCATTAACTTTTTAGTGCAGGGTGATAATATTCCACATGATTTGGGGCTCAAAGAAATCGTATCAATTGGAGAGGTTGTCAAAAAAAATGGGTAAAATAGATTATTCCATTCTTGATCATAAGATGTACTTCGAATTGAAAAGTAATCATTACGGTAAAGGGCCATATCATTTTAAAAATTCAGCGTTAAGTTGTAATGCCGGTTTAGCGATTTCTAATCGTTATCCACGTGGATATAAAGAGATAATTGTTGATTTAACCCAGACCCATAATACCGGAATGCTTTGGGCTGCACATTTTATACCATGGAAAAGATTATGGATGCCGGGTACGGATAATAGTGAAATAGGTATTTGTAGTAGGTGTTTTAAAAAGTTGGAAGATTATGTTTGGGCTGAGCTAAATGTATCGGAAGAGAAACTTATGAAACTTCTTGAGGAAAATGAGAAATTATTACATGAGGCTATTACTTCATGGCCGAATTAGTCATATTTTTGATATTAATTTGTTGACTTAGGGTGGTTAAAAAATTCTTCAAATCGCGGGATAACATTGACTGTAATATCCGTGTATATTTTATATAGGTCAGTGTAATTCAGGACTAAGCCGTCATCTTCACTGCCGAACTGGATATCAAATACTGGGCTTGGTGCTGACTTTATTTTAGCCATTACTGATATAGGTAGCAATATATAAAAGATGCCATTATGGGCCTTTACTTTAATTGGCTTTACATCCTTAGGGATGTAACCATCTAATACTGTTCCTATGTTCGGAATTACTCTGTGTTTATCAATATTCCATAACTTGTTGAGTTTCCAAAGAGAATTTTGTTTAAAATTCTCCCCATCATTGTAAGGTTGAAGAGCTTCAATTAATTTAATTGCTTTCGGGTGGATTCCACAGGTCGAGGATTTTAAA